ATCTAAGAAAAGCATGTTTTCTTCAATAGAACCTTGCTTGTCTAGCTCAGCCAACAAATCATCGAATTCACTAAGGCCACCAGCACCATCAAAGTCAGTGCCAGAGTATTGGATACCGCGCCCTTCAATTGCGGCAAAAAGACCTTCCATACCGTCAAAATTTTGTGCAGTAGGGAAATTGTCTGGAGTTAGCGGCGAAGCAGCATCAGCTTTTTCAGCTTCAACCATAGCCATTTCAAGTTGGTCTTCAAAACGCAAGCGGGCTTCGCTTTCAGCCTTCATGTACCAAAGGTAACCAGAAGCACCAGCTTCAGTAGTAACTTCAATCCAGCCAATCTGAGCCATATCAGAAGCGTCAACAACATACTTGTCACGCAAGATAATAGGCTTGTTGCTAAAAGTTGTTACTACAGGCTCAACAGAAACTCCAGACTCCCCAGAGCCTTTTGCATACTCAGAGCCGAATACGAAAAACTTCACTGTTCCACCTGAACCGCCGTTTAGCGCGGTAAAGTCAAGCGCTGCATAGTTTGAAAGAGTAATTTCATAAGTTGACCCTGTAGCTACGTTAGTAACTCGGGCTTTAGCTTCGTTGCCGTTGCTATCAGCTACAACAACAGTCATACCTTCTGTAAATAAATCACGCTCAGCTGCTGAAGCTAGGCTAACCACACCCGCGTTAGTCATTGTTTTGTTTTCAAAAGCAATGTGCAAACGACCTTGCTCGGACCATACAACGCGGTCAGATGCCATAGGCATTTCAGCGCCAACCATACGTAGGAAACCACCTACAGTACGCTTACCGAAGCGCTCTACTTCTTGTTCGAGAACTTCTGGTAGCTCTGTTGAGCCGTCAAAGTTCATTGAGCTAAGGGCAAGATAGTTTTCGCCAGTAGCTTGTTTAACTGGACGAGGAGTAAGCCCGCCAGTAAGAGAGGTTAATGTTGCCATTTTTTAATAATTTTAAATGGATTATTTTTTAAATCTAACTTTAAGTTTAGAACCGCTTTCACTCGGATTTAACACTTTATATGTAACGCCATTTGAAGCTGTAACTTTTTCATGAACCCCTCTCGGATTCATATTTACATTCTTCGATTTTGCCACACTGTCTTTAAGAGCATCGGCTTTACCTTGCTCGTAAAAATGTTGTGCTATTTGATCCGGGTTCATAGCTGTAAACAAAGATTTGTGGTATCCCTTAGCATCTGACATCTCACCGTTTTTATCTAAGAACTTCCCGATAAAGTTATTGATGTCGCTTTGGGTCTCACTAATCTTATTTGCGTCTTTAACATTAAAGCGATATTTCTTGTCTCCAACGTTAAAATCGAAACCTTCGAATTTATCGTTAAACACTTTAGCGCTTTCTTGTCTAAAACGTTTTGACTGTCTTTCAGCTATTTTAGCAGACTCTTCACTTTCTTTATTATAGCGGTTGAAAAAATCAACTGCTTTTTGTTGATCAGGGCTCAACCTTGAACCCATCTTGATCTCATCGTAATATTTGGATTTTAAACCTTCCAAATGATTTTTAGCTTTTGCAAGCTCTTGTTTACGCTCAACTTTTTTGCGACGCACTTCAATCTCATCGTCTAAGTCCTCATCATAAGAAAACTTATCCTGCATTAAAAAGTCAATGTCATCACTATCCAAATGCGGGTTAGCGTTTTGATAATACTCTCGCAATAGCGCGTCCTCATTTAACGACGCGTAGTCCGTATTAAGGCGTACATAATCTTCTAGTGTTCCACCTGTTTCATTCATAAAGTCTACAACTTTTTGAATGTTTTCAGGTAATTCTACACCAGATTCCTTTGCTTCAGCAATAGCCTCTTCTACTTCTTCGTGTAGCTCTTCGGTAGCTTCTTCAACCCGTTCTTCTGTAATTTCCTGTAATACAGGTTGTTCTACCTCTTCTTTTTGCTCTGGCACATCATTTTCAACGCGCTCTTCTCCGGCAGGTTCTGCATTTGCTTCTTTGACGTTTTGCTCTGGTATTCCTTCGCTAGTGTTGGATTCGTCGCGTACAGGAACCTCATCTGTGCTTTGCTCTTGAACGGCATCTGGTCTAAAATCTAATTTAATGTCGCCCTCGTCATTTGTACTGACTACAGGCTTAATTTCTTCACTCATGATAAAATATTATATAATTATATACTGTTATTATTACTTAGGTTCGAAAGTTCCTAAACCGAAACCACCGCCAACTATATCATTGCCAGAAGATTCGAATTTTTTAGGCGCTCCGCCAGCCTGTCTTTGTTCAATTAATTCACTTTGCTGAGAAGCTTGTATTTTTGTTCTTTCGTCTTTGCGGTCTTCTTTTTCTTTTTCTTTTGACTTCTGTCCTTCAACTTCAATGCCTTTAAGCTGCATATTGTAGTTAAATTCAAGGGCCATAAGTTCTTTTTTAGCATTAACCTCTTGTTGCATTTTTTGTTGCTCTAGCTGGCCTTTAAGTTGTTCAAGCTGCGCTTTGGTTTGGAACAATGCCTGGTCTTTTTGTACTTCCGCTTGTGCTGCAACCTGTTGTGCCTGCGCGTTTGCTTGCGCTTGAGCCTGTATATTAGCTTGCTGTATCTGCTGATCACGCTCCATCTTTTTCCGGCGACGAAGCTTTAACAATTGATTAGCTAGTTTAAGATTTTTAACCTCTCTAATATCTATAGCATCTTCTAAGTCTATTAGTTGCGCAGAGAGGGCTGTTTGAATATTGTTTTCTAGCAATCCTTTTTCTTCATCATCAGGTGCTAATTCTAAAAATATACCAAAATCATAAAGGTGTAAATCACCAAGCTCAGCTAAAGTCATTGTGTTAAAGCCACCTATTTTTTGCATAAACGCTTCTTTAGCGTCACTGTATTCCAATATATCAGAAACCCTTAAAGATAAACATTCCGCTAAATGTGTGGTTAAAAACAAACCAGCATCAAGAATATGGCGAGTAGCTGTATTTGAATTTGCAGCAGCAAGCTTCTGTACACCTACTAATGCTCTTGAATCAGGCATAGAACCGTCACGTGCTTCATTAAGACCCGTGACATCACGAATCATTTGCATATAATAATTATATGTCTGAATAAGCGTTTGCAGCTTTTGTCCACCCGCTCCGGTCTGTAGTGGTTGAATTGGCACTTTGCCGGGGTTCATATCACCCTCTTGCGTAAATGAACGCCCGATAACAGAACCTGTTTGGAAGAACATATTAAGAGCTTCCTGTGGATTGTAATTTGTACCGTTACCTAAATCAATTTCAGCAAGACCGTCTGCATCCATATAAACACCATCAGGCATCATTTTAGACAGCACTTGCTGCAACTTAAGGTGTGTAAGCTGAATCATATCCGCAAAGCCGACACAGCGGCTTACTAATGATTCTATTTTACCTTTGTACATTCTAGGTGCCACTATACCGTAGTTCATTTTAACTTTAGTATAATCGCTTTTAGGACGCATCATGTTTTCACACAATTCCCATTTTAATAATATATCCGTACCTAGAATTAAAGCGCCGTCATATAATACCTCTACGGATCTTGAAAGCTTACCAAATTCTTCGCTATCCGCAGGTGGGCTGTAAGAATCGTCGCGTTCAATAGCTTTATCAGCACCCGATGCTGTTTTCTTAGTTTTATATACTTCGTTGGCAAAAGTTTTGTAATTAAAGTATAAAACTTGTATTAGATTTTCATCTCTTTCGCTGTCGGGTACGTAGGATTTATTAGTATACCCTTGGTATTTTTTACCACCCGTTTGCTGTATTTTTTCAATTTCTTCATTAGTTAAATAAGGAAATTGTTTTACTATTTCGTTTACAGGTAGTGTTTTTACCTCACCTACATAGTAGATGTCTTCAAAGTACGGTGATTCGGTATAAGAATAAACTATATTTGCCGGGTCTACATAATCTACAGTAATACCCTCCGCGGCTGTAAAAGAGTTTTTAACTGCGCCAATACCTATTGTTGCAATATCGTAGTATACTCTTTTCTTAATTAAATCGTAATCATTACCAGCTAAAAGTGTATTAATAGCCGTTTCTTCTGCTATTTCAATACTTTGCTTGTAGCTAAGTTGCATATGAAGCTCTAATTCTTCATTTGATTCTGGTAATGTTTTTGGGTCGTTTTCATAAAGATTAATACCAAAAGCTTCTTGTGAAAAGTCGTTAAACTCTTTTGTCTGCATATCCCTAATAACAGACTCCATATACTTTGTTCTTTTAGCCACACCATATGGATCTTGTGAATATGCTTTTACGTCAAACGATCTGTCTGCAATACCGTTTACTACAATATCAACAAATTTAGATAATACAGGAACAGGCTTCCAATCTAAATTAAGATAAGATAAATCACCGTTAATAGATAATTCATCTTTATACTTCTGTATGCTTTGCTCGCCTCTGGCATATAGTCTTAAATTGTGGTAAGAGTTTTGGTTACTCCTGTACCTACCTGTGCCGCTGTCATTATTAAACCATTCTTGCTGAATAGCTTTTGCAACCCGCAGCCCGTACTCTTCGGATGCTTTTTCCTGGTCGCTAGCCGTTTGGCTCGGGAAGTAACTATTTACACCTGACTTGGCCATATTGTTATTTTATTATTTTTGAAGTGAACCCGTCTTGCCTGTATTTAGCTATAGACAGATTTAATTTTGCTCTTTGTACACCACTAGTTGGCTTGTATAAATCTTTATGGCAAGCCATAATAGCAAGACCGGAACTAATTGATGCGTCATATTTGGTACGATTGTTCATGTCAAATTTAGACCAATCATTTAATGTATCGTTAAAATACATACTACCATAATTATTTTCAGAAATTAATCCGACGTGATCGTTAATATACATTTCAATTGCAGCA